TCATTAGTTTATTGTTTTATATTGCTACTAACTTTCTACTATAAATACCACCTTCTATTTCTGCTTCCTGTATTTTAACTCCTGGTACAAATGTGATAGACTCTGCTACATTATCACCTTGTTGTGTACTCACCTGAACAACGCAACCAATACCTTTGATTTCCATTGCTTTAGTGCTCTTCATCCAGCCTTCTTCTTTGCTCCATGCTTTGCTAATTAGCTTAAACGTGTCTCCATCGCCCCAAAACTTTATGTCTTTTACGTTTTTTGTTGCTCCATCCGTTGTTGTGTTTCCTAATGTTTTCATATATTTAGTCGTCTAAGTTTAACTTTGGTTCGTCTGGTTTTTCATTTACTGTTTGATCTTCTTGATTTTTTGCTCTTTCTTCAGTCATTTGTTTAATAACTTCATCATAACCTGGCAAACGTCTAATCACAGAGATAAACCCAGCAAATGTTTGTTGGAAATTTTGGAAATCTTGGACTAAAGATTGAATCATTCTGTTGTTTTGCAGTCTTTGCTGCTCTGCTTCATTAAATTTAGCGATAATTGTGCTTTCTTTCATTTTATTGTGTTTTTATTGGTTTAGCGTATACAAATGCAAATATTACCATAATAAATGGAAAATATATTACTCTGTCTTTTGTTGTGTATTCAACATCGTCTTGGACGACGCTTGCATTGTCATAATTATAATCTCGCATGCCAAATAATACACCAGGATAAGGCCCTATAGAGATAGTCCAATTAATTAGTTTTTTCATTTCTTCTTAATTCTAAAATTCGTTCAATTACTACCAAGCACTCAGCTTGCTTTTGTGGTTTAAACAATACAACATTAGGATAATGTTTTTTGATTCTTTGCTTAAACAACTTCCATCTAAGTGGAAATGCTTCGTTAGCATAACCCTTAGTTTCTATTATACAATGAATACATCCATCGGGATATCTTATTATAAAGTCCGGCGTGTACTTCATCGATCTAATATTTACGTTTTCTTTCTTCAGCATTTCACCTTTACCATTTGCTTTACGTTCCCAGCTTTCGTTAGGTAATGTAAATGATGGCATTAGTTCAAAGCTTTCGCTTTCGTATTCTGCATTAATTCCAGCCCTACTAAGCTCTTTCCACATGAAAAGCTCTAAACCAGAAGAGAAAGTTACACCTTTGTATGTGTGCTTCTTTCCACTTCTAGCTTGTGTCTTTTTCTTTGGTCTAACGTACCTAGCCATTATAAATAGTGGTCTCTACCTTTATTACAAGTACAAAAAGTACAATCTAAGTTTTCGCTTGGGCATTTGCCTGTTAATTGAGGCAGCTTTTCTGGGCCAGAGTAGGAATAGGTGATATGATCCACTATATCTATATCTTCTAACGCCTGTTTTAAATTAACTTGTGCAATCTCTTCACGAGCCCGTTCAATATAATTTACAGCATCCATTAGCTCTTCTTGTAAATGATTAAGCCATTCATCCATGTTAGATCTGTCATCTCTTAAAGTAACGCCATACTTTTTATAGCCAGCTTCAGAA